CTTTTGGTATCTACCCCATCATCTGTTGTGCTGCTCGGAGTCCATTCAGGAATGTAGCCCTTCGATGTCTCATCCATGATCTCTTTCTTCTCTTCGTTGGTGATCTGTCCACCTTTTTCGGCTTCTGCGATCTTCTGTGCAGACTCTGCTTCAAATCCGGGAATATCAATTGCAAATCCTTCAGGAAGATGTCCTAATCCTACAGTCTGATTCCATAATTTTCTTGCCTCGTCCAAAGGATCTGTAGGTTGGTCTGCTGAAACAGCTGTGTTAGGTGCTACTGTATGCAGACTCGGATCATTTAAAGCCAACTCTCTCTGCAAGGGAGACAGAGTGCTTATGTTGTTGACAGTGTTTTTTGCCAAGGACAGGCTCGGGTTACTGTTAAGCACTGTTCTTGCCATCTGTCTGTCAGGATCGGATGCTGTGGGAAACTTTGAGTAGTTAAGATTGTGGTATCCTTCTACTAAATTCTGGAGTCTGTCGGCTGCCTCTTTCAGTTCCTCATCCTTATCTTTCTCTTTTTCTCTCTCAAGAATGCTTTTCATCTGCCTTCTCCTTTTCCTTTAAAGTCTTTTCAACTTCAGCCACTTCCTTAAGTACAACTCTGTCTGCCTCATCTTTGATCTCATCGTATATGTCTTTGACAAGAAGCCTTTTGACTTCTATGTCATAAGGAAGCCCGGAAATAAAGTTAATCAACTGCTGCTTTGCCCGTCTTAAAGTTAAATTCTCCATACTCTCTCCTTATGAAATATAGCCGACTCCCAATACCGCAACTCTGTTTCCTAATCCATCAGGCACAGTATATATGCCTACATCTTCTCCGTTTAATTCAAGCTGAAGTGTTTCTACACGTCCGGCACTTAATGTTGAACCTACTGTCATGCTGCCACCGCACGAAATATTCTGCGTTGCTGTAATATTTCTTGAAGCATTAAGATATGTGACTTCCGTTGTAAAAAAGTTTGCTGTGCAACTTGATCCTAACGTAACGATATTGTTCACTGTGATATCTCCAAGGTCACAATCACCGAGAATCGAGTATCCTGTGCCGCTCTTTTGGAACTTTGATGCAGTTATAGTTCCGTTTACAATAACGTCAGCATTTACCGAAACACTTCCTGTGGAAGAAATCGAAATCCCTGTGGACGAGATCGAAACTCCAGAATAATTTGTTCCCTTCTTTACAGAAGCACTTATTCCGCTTTCGTCTACCGCAAGCCTTGCAAGCACTCCTGAATCAGGATCGTTTATCTGCTGATAAATACCGCTTGTAGTCAGTTCAAGTGATGCTACACTGCCGCCTAACTCTTCCACCTGAAGTCTTATTGCCCCGGCACTCTGGATGATCTGCGACATCTCTTTGCCATTCATGATCTTGCTTCCGACAAGTTCCGAGAAATCATCTTTGAATTTCCCGGAAATGTTGTCGGAATCGATGTTCATAAGGAGCAATTCTATCTGTTCTCTGAATTGGAACAGATATGACTTCATTTGCTGCAGCTGTTCAGGAATTGAAACGTCTGATTCTATTTTGGGAAATAAGAGATTTGCGTTCAATAGATATCACTCCCTGTTTCAAATACTTTGGTTAATCTGTGTATGATCACATCACCAACACCTTCGACCTTTACCTTAAAGCGATCACACCTTCTCGGAATGATGTTCAAAGGATAGACCTTGTAGCCTGAAGAACGCATTTCAAAAAGCCTTGTGTAAGGTTTCCCATCGTAGGAGATCCATACTCTTGCTTTTGCCTTCGGACTCATTTCTGCTTTCATGACAACTCTGTGGATGTACTTTGCATCGGATGTGAAGTAATCCATCTCGTTGGATTCAAAACTCCATTCAAAGTCATCTTCTTCCGTTGTGGTGATGTTGTTTCCTTTGTCAAACAGATGGACCTTGTCACTTACCACACCCACACAGATGTTGTTCCATGTGGTCATGTATTCGTAGGCTGTGTTGTCATCCTCTGTCCAGAGTCCCTTCCTTGCATCATATACATACATATGATGCTCATATGCTCCGTTCTTATAGATTCTGCCAAGGATGTAATAGCTGTCTTTGTTCCTACCGCCTACACAATCAGTGAAGCCACTCATGTCTCCGAGTTTCTTGGATACTGTCTGCGGAAGGGAACCGTCATAAGCAACAATGTCTGTCTGTGCTTTGTAGAAGAGGACTTCGTTTACAATGCTCATTGACTTTGAACATCCTTCCTGTACTCCTCTGCACATCGTCTCTCTTGTCTGATGGGCTCCATTTGAAGCAATAGCGATCTTAATGAGAGACCTTTCCTTGAAGAACGTAGGGTAGCCGAGATAGGTGATCGCCCCGGTAAACTTACCTTCAGATCCTATGGTCACCGCCCATGAGTCTGTGGAGATGCCTTCAAAACAATTCCAATTGGTAGGATCTCCGAGTTTCGATGCATATATCTCTGTGCCATCTGAATTGCATCCCCAAAGCCTATTCATTGCTTCGGTAACAAATGCCATGTCAGGGACTAACCTCTCAACCTTGAATGTAACATTTGAAAGTGCCTTCGTTGCAGAGAGCAGACCTGATATTGTAATGGCATTCGTGGTCACATCCTTTATGGGATATGTGGCAAAATGGACTCCGTTTTCTTCGTTGGGAAGGACCTTGTCTACCTCTGTCCATGTATTGGTTCCGAGATCGAGAGAGATCTTTGCTCCATCGTCCTTACTGAATCCTGATCCAATGCCGGATGCGGTTATCATTACAAAGGACGTTGTGATAATAGTCCATGTTCCACTTGTGGAAGAATACTGTTGAAGCTGTGCTTTTCCGTCTACCTCTGTTAAGAGATAGTCTCCGTTCTGCGGATCATGGTCATCATAGTAGGCTGCATTGTGATATGTAATAGCCTGTCCTTTGTTATCTGCGAGTGAAAAGGTGACGGATGTTGAAGAAAACTTATTCTCCAGGTCATGCAATGCCGAGTCACCTGAATCTTTAAAGAAGACCTTGTCAGGGAAGATGCAGATGTAGTTTCCCATCTTTACTATGGTCTTGTTCTTGTTGTTAAGAGTGCCTGATATAGTTGTTGTCTGCCCATTCTTGGCAATGATGGTCACTCCTGTTTTGGTGGCAATGTATAGCTTTTCTCCACCCAGAACACCCCTTATGTCGGTAAGAGCAAGACTTGTTATCTGCCTCTTCTGACGTGAGGACAGATAAGGGAAGTCTTTCAGTGACATATTGTGCATGGACCTCATTTCTGTGTTAATGCACTCATTTGTCTGATTGAGTCCTGTGAATTGCTCAACACTGTCTGTCTTCTCTTGTTTAGCTTTTTTTGTCCTTAAATCGGAGAGATTTGGCAATAACATTCTTTGCTCCTTCCCGGATAATTGGTAATGGGCATATGCTGACGATTATACCAACGTGCATAATCATGATACTGTGAGTTGTACATGGCTGCCGAGTTCTGGTATTTGCCATATTCCTGATTGGCTTCGTCTATCTTTGCCATGAGATATGAAGGATAGAGGATGTCATAAGGTTGTTCGGCAAGCAGATCCTTGTCATCGTCCGTGTAAGGGAAAATGAGTCTCTGATCCTCTTCGCCCTCTTCAGGCGGCTCGATGTCAGCATAAGGATTGTCCTCATGTGTAAGAAACAGATCGTTATATATTCTGTTGTCCAATTCAGAGAGCCATTGCATTTTAATCTCATCACTGTACTGATTAGGTTTAAATGTATCTGCTCTGTTGATTGCTTCACGGATCTTCATGTTTGCTCCTTAATAAAAAAGGGAAAGCACCTTCGGCTTTCCCTGTTGTGCCGAAAGACATATCAGCCTTTGGCAAGTTCCTTCGTCTTCTGGTTGAAGGCTTCTTCCTTGGCTTTTGCAAAAGCATCAGCTGCATCCTCGGCTAATTCTGCATTATACAAAACTTCGGCTACCTCTTCAGGAACCTGTACTGTTGTGCCTCTCTTCAAGATGTAGTTCTTGAAGTTTACACCAACAAATACAGAGTCCGTGTTGTTGACAGGATCTCTCGGAATTCTCACACTGACAAGTTTCTTGGTAGGCTTAAGAGGCTTTTCAGGTGCTTTGGGAGTCTTGGGAGTCTCTTCAACTTCTGTGGCTTTGGTTTCCTCAACCTTTGCTTCTACAGTTTCGACAGCTTCTGCTGTCTTATTCTTTTTACTTTCTGCCATAGCTTTCTCCTTAATGCCCCAGAGAGATGGCGAATCTCCCTGGGGACTTCAATTTAGTTTGCTTCGTCATCGAATGAGTAGGTCGAGCCTGTCTCAACACGAAGAAGTCTTTCCTGATACAGAATGCCTGCACCATGGTTAAACTTGTAACCGATAGTGCTAAACTGCTCAAGAGGACCACCGATAACGGACTTGTCCTTAATGATGAGTTCCATGCCTTCACCTTCAGGATCAAGGACACCGAAAGCATCCTTGCCGAGTGCGATGGAGCCGTAAACAGCTGCATCGGCTACTCCGGCTTCACCGGGATAGATAGGTGAGTCATCATCAACAGCTGTGAGTACGGTGGATGCAAATGTGATCGTTGAGGATGTGTTGTCGGTAACAGTTACTCTGTTGGAACCGAAAACGATCTCTCTTCCGATGAGTGCATCATCAGCAACTGTACCACCATCAAAGGTGATGGATGTAGCTGCACCGGCACTGATCGCACCATTCACTGTGAGTGTTCTGGAGTCAGATGCAAGAGGATCTCCTCTGTAAACCTTAACGTTGGGATCTACGATGAAGCGGAAGCCACGAAGTGTTCCGATCTCGCCCTTGAAGATGGGCTGAACATCATCGTACTTGTGGAATTCTTTCCACTCGGAAGACTCGGTAAGGTCATACTCCTGTGAAGGATGGATAACCCATACCCAATAGCCATCGAACTTCGGAACCTTGTTCTTCTTGAACCAGGTTGCAACCTTGTTAACGAGTGCGGGATTGATGATGTGCTGATAAGTGATAGCTTTTCTCGATGTTGCCTGAACACCGCTATATTCACCATAAGCTACGTTAGTTCCTGTGAGGATCTTGTTTCTTGTGAGAGTATCGTATGTATCACCTTCTGCTGCACCCATTTCCTCTGTAGCACCGAAGATAACATCATCGTATGCTTCCATCTGGAGTCTGTCGGAAACGGCTACATAGTCACCATGCTGATTGGTGCTGATCTCAAGGTTGGTCATACCGAAGTTCTGTCCTGTGGGGATGACACCTTCAGTAAGAGGAGTCAGTGCCTTGGGGAATGTGTTGAATTTACGGAATTCAACCTTGTTGCCCTTCATGGGGACCTTCTTTCCGAGAGGAGTGAAGATCGTTGCATTCCTTGCATTCTTAAGCAATGTCTGCTCATAGAATGTCTTCATGGTCACAGCCATGCTCTGGGGAGATGTCTGTGTGGTTACGTTGATGGGATTTACGTCCGTTGAGAAACGGAGCAAATTAAGTTTAAATCTTTCCATGTAAGTCCTTTCTGCAAGGACTTAAGTCCTTGCTACTTCTGCATTCTTCTTTGCTGATCTGCATATGCACGAAGTTGTTCAAGACTCATCTCTTTGAAGTTCACTGTCACAGATGTGGGAACAGATCCGCTTAAGCCATTCTCGATAGGTCTCTTTGTACCTGATGCGATAGAATTGGCTGTTGCTATCTGTGCTTTCTGTACGGCATCTGCTGTCTGCCCACGCATGACTTCGTCATAGTGTGTAGCAATGTAGGCTGCCGTGGTGTCTCCGTTTGTAGCGGACAAAATGCGGACAAAATTAGGATCATTAAGTTCCCTTGAGAGGTCGAAATTGGGATACTTTTGCTGTGTTCTTGTCGCATTCTGCCTTACCACTTCAAACTGTTGTCTTTGTGCCTCTTCCCTTTGCTGTCTCTCCTTTGCAGCCTCTGCTTCTCTGACTTTGCGTTCAAGCGTGACGAGCTTCCTTGCTTCAGCCGGAGTCATATCGTTGTCTTCTGCGTACTTTTCGTAGTATGAATTGTCGGATTCAACAGCTTTGGACAGTTTGTCCATGTAGTCTTTGTCTTCAGGATTCAAACCATACTTAACTCCGATGGTTGCAAGAAGAGCGTTTGCAGACTTTAAACTCTCTTCCTGTCCCTTGTACTTCTTGAGTCTGTCGGAGATGGTTCTCTCCATGTATTCGTGATGTGCATCTTTGTACTTGTCTGATTTGATCAGATCTTCGTATGTCAGTTCGGAAGGCTTGGCATCTTCTTTCGCTGTGTCCACTTTCTCTTTGGGCTTTGCTGCGGATGCACTTGTCCGCTTCAATGCTTCAAGATAGGCTTCTCTTCCTCTTTCGGGGATAGAGGATGGTATTTCTGCTCCCGTTGATTCTCCAGAAGGTGATCCTTCCCCGGCTGTGCTACCAGATCCGTCACCACCTTCGCCAAAACGGAGAAGGTTAAGTTTAAAAAACTTCATATTGATCCTTTCTGCTGATTAGGTCAGCGAATCCTTGTATTGTTACTCTATCACAAATGTAATTGTGATTTCTAACCTACCCCTTGAAGAAATTTTATTTTTTTTCAAAAATTTTGATTTCTTCAGGGAATTGCTCTCCCATAAGCCTGAAGCATTCTGCTGCTCCGAGGAAGATAGGCATGGTTTTCTGCGTTGGTGTAAACTTCACCATCTGGAAACCTTCGTCTTCTTTTACTTCAAGACCATATGCTTCAGCTTTGCTTAAACTTATGGCGAGAGACCAAAGCAGAACGGAAACGGAATTGCAGATAAGATAATTTCCTTCAGATGCGTGTCCGTTTGCCGTTATGCTATGTTTACCGATCTCTACTGTGATCATACATTACACCCTTGTGCTGTTCTGTGCCTGTTCTCTTGCTGCTTCAACTCTCTTGTTTCCCATCGGATTGGCATCTACGTTCATGTCAACCTCTTCTGTGCTTGTCGGAACAGGCTGACCGCCTTCTGCAAGGATCATCTCTCCGATCTGATTTGCGAGTTGAGGATCTGTCTGCTGTGCAAGCTTAAGTGCCAACTGTTCAAATTGTAAGAGCCTCATCTGCAATGTCTGATTCTCCTGGATCTTCTGCACGATAAGATCCTTGTGGTCGAAGTCCATGATCTCAAGGCAAGCAAGTGCCTGATCAGCTGATTGAGGATTGAAGAATCCAAGCTGATAGAAGTTGAGAGCAAGTTCGTTCATCTCCATCTTCTTGTAAGGAGATGCTTTCTCTGCTGTTACATCAATGTCAAATTCAGGGAGACGGAGTCCAAGGTCGATACCGCCTACGTTCTGATTCTGTGCTACAATGCCGGAATTATCGAAAGTGACAAACTCTTCCTTGCCGTTTGCATCAGGAGCAATGCGGAACATTCTCGGCTGCGTGTAAAACTGTCTCATCAGTTCGATTACCTGATATACAACCTCTCTGTATGCTCTGTAAAACTCTCTGTTGGTCGATCTTGCATTCTTTCCGGCTGCTTCCTGTAAAGCTGCAATTGCGGATGCAGCTGTTACTCCAGAGGATGTTGTGCCGTTGTGAACGTCCTGATTGCTTGTTGCCTGTTTCATCTCGTCTGTTTTAACGGACATATAGTTAACGTAGATTGAATCGAGAGGCTTTGTGTCAATGGCTCTGATGTTCTGCTCATCCAATCCCCCGGCAACGTGAACGATCTTCTTTGTTCTGTCCAGGAATTCCTCTTCGTTGATGGATGCATTCTCACGTTCAAAGTATCTTGCAGATGCTCCATCCTTGGCATTCTCCATGATACAGTTATTAAGTTCATCGATGTCAAGCTGTGTGCTTCTTCCGATGTCTGTGATGCCGTATCCGATGATGCTGCCCTTGATAGGATATAGGCTCATTACTACGAAAGGATACTTACCATGATCGTAATATCCTCTCTGTGCCATTGATTCTCCCACAGGAACCTGTGTTACAATTCCTGTGATGGGATCTTGCTTGGTCTGCATAGGCACTTCGGTCTCGTTCTCGGATGCGAAGATGACAAAGTCATTCACATACTTGCAATACTGAAGCACCTTCTTGCCGTTGTATTCTGTGTGATAATACCAATCCACCACAATGGACTTGTTTGAAGTGTCGATGTTGTCATCTGTCTTGTATTCGCTGATAGTGAGTGTCTTTGAATCAAGATGTCCTTCAGCTTCAGGATACCTCTGGATCAGAGTGTCATTATCCACAAGTTCGATGTTGAACACGTTTTCGGAGTTTTGGATGTCGGATACTCCCGGTTCCCAGAAGAGATTAAGCACATCCGTCTCTTTGATGGTAATGTCTCCAAGTCCGTTATGCTTTGTGGCATCCCAGAAGATGCCCTGAACAGCACCGCCCTGTTTAACGGCATACCATGCTATGTCGGAGTAGGTCTCCTCATATCTGTTCTGCTCCATGACCACAGGGATGATGGATGAGAGCATCTTTGCCTGATCAACGTCATCCTGTTGGCGAGGCTTGATGTTGCAAGTGGGATAGGAATCCATGATATCCGAATATCTTCCCTGTATGCACATCCACAGCCAAAGCGTTGACTTGGTCTGTATCAATTCATTTGCCTGATTCAGCATTCCCCACTGACGAAGCTTCCAAAACTGTTCGTTTGCAATGATCTTGGCTTCAAGTCTTGCTTTGCCTTCCTTGTACTTTCTTAAGATCTCCGTTGCTTTGGCTACTTCTTCGGAGCCGATCTTTTTCTTTACTACAGGAATCGGATTGTTCCCCATCTCGTCCTTTGCGAGTGCATCCACCGCAAGAGGACGAGAGGCTTCGCTTACCCTTCCTTCTCTTATTATGCCCTGTGCCATGTTTTTCTCCTTTTACCTTTAGGTTTGTAAAGTTTAATTAAGCGAACACATAAGTAATTATGAGATCGCATATTTTCATTTAAACTGATTAAGCGGATCGTAATACGGATGCTTCTCGACTACTATCTCTCTTGGAGCAACAGGACGAGACATACACATATATCTCATGCTGTCGCAGTTATGGCTGACTACACCGCCATCTATAACAAAATTATGTGTATCTTCAACCACCATGTTATACACATCTGTCTTCCCGGAGTATCTAACCGCTTTTACTTTCATTTCTGATTCTCCTCGTTCTGAATTTAGCCTTACAATTCTGATGGCAAAAGTGATTCATGCCTTCAGGATACTTCTTGTAGGATTCAAATGTCTTTCCGCAAAAGTCACATTTGTATGTGTGTAAGGTTTTTTTGCCTATGCTAACTTTAGTGTGTTCTCTATGCCATGCCTTTCCTTTTTCAGATTTATGCCATGCGGATGCTAACGGACGAATTTGATTGAGCCGTTCAGAAGACTTCTGCCTCGCTTCTTCTCTTTTCATGTGCATTGATATATGCTCACTAAATGTAAGAAGTTCAAGATTACTGATCTGATTGTTTGCTTTGTTCCCATCAATATGATGCACATGATAACCTTCAGGAATTTTCCCATTGTGGTATTCCCAAACTGTTCTATGGAGCCGCATCCCATTCTTTTGGAAATACTTTCCGCAAAGATAGTACACAGTGCCATTGAATTCCTGTTGTTTATCGTTTATGACTTTTGTATCCATAAGTCATCCCCTTCCTTCAAGTCTCCTATCTTAATCCATGTTCCGTCCGACTTAAGCAATAAATGATCAGATGTGCCTGTGATTTCAGTTCCGTCTTCAAGTGTTATTGTCAAAACATCCGCATTTTTTTTGGTCATGCAGCAGTTATGATATCTGTGTTTCTTTCCGTCATTTGAGATAACATATCCTTCTGTGCCAACAAGATTGGATATGCTTCTGAATCCTTCATCTGTAAGTACATCGGTCTTACCTGATAAGCAAAAGTGGTCTTCAAGATCCGAATCCATGTCCTCAATCTTATGCTCATCAAACATCATGAGTGGAATAGTCCTGATGGCATTCTTGCAAGTGTTGAAGAAATAAATCTTCGGATATCCGTTTTCATCAAACTTCATCCTTTCTCTTACTTGCATCCATCCCGGTATTCGGTCATTTACTCCCGGTTCAAAGTAGACTCCGTTCTTGTCTGCGATCTCTGCTGCACTGACACCTCTTGATCCATCCCAGATGGAAGGATCTGCCGGACCATATATCTTTCTTCCCATGAGCCATTTGTGGCTTGACTCTATGTTATGGATCTCCTTGAATTGTTCTTCATTTGACCACTTAAGTCCTTCGTTGGGGACTCCTGTGCAACCATACAACTGAAGAATGAGATAGAGATTCTCGTCAAAATCCATTGCCCACCAATCACATGAGAACGGCTTTCCATAGCCCCAATCGTATGAATGATAGACCTTCCAATTTCTCGGTATGTCAAACGGCTCGATTACATGAGTCCATACTCTTTCCTTTAAGGCATCCTCTACAGATATGCCATGCTCCGCACACATCTGCGGATCAGGTGAAGTCCTGAATTCTTCAAAAAATGCACCTTCAAATACATCCCATCTTCCGTTGAGCCATGCTTCTCTGATGGTAGGTGGAAGGTTTTCAAGGAACCTGACATATTCAGGATCTTTTTCCATGAGGACTTTGTTATCCGTCACAAGGCTTTGGATAAATACATAATCATCAGGATTCTCGTTGATCTCAAACTTCCTGTCTATGAATATCCGCTTTATGTATCCGTGTCCTTGTCCACCCGGATTGCAAGTGTAGTAGATCCTCTTTGGGAAGTCATTCGCACCACGGCATGAAGCTGCAATCTTCTTTATCCATTGTTCCTTAAGCTGCGTTGCCTCGTCAAAGAAGATAACGTCATATTCCTGTCCTTGATACTGATCAACGGACGTGTCATCTTTACAATATCCGCATATGATCTGTGATCCGTTTGGAAAATAGATGATCTTTTCGGTCTTGTTGTACTTACAGACTCCATACAGGATAGCCATGAGTGGCTCGATGTGGTTTTTAACTATCTCTGGATATGACTTACGGATGATGAGCATCTTTATTCCCGGATACTTAAATCCGAGAAGGATCGCTTTCGTCCTGACCGCCCAAGACTTGCCACCGCCTCTTGCACCGCCAAAGCCAACGTGTCTTTGTGTGGCTTTTAAAAACAGATCCTGTTTAGGATTCGGAGTATCTATCTTTATGACTCTGTTCATACACTGTACTCCTCATTGCCTTCGATCTGTATGGTCAGAGCATCTCCTGTTTCCTGGCTCTCATTCTCCATCTTCTCGACTTCCTTGATCGTCTTCCTCTCCGAAGCTGTGGGACCGAATACTCCGATCTCTCTCGCATATTTCGTTGAGCGAGTGAGTGATGGCAGCACCGCAAGCCGATATTGTTCGTCTTCTTGGCATTTGTTCCATTCTTCTTCCAACACCAGCCTCATGGTATTTTTTAATCTGTCCCATGCTTCGTCTTGGGCTCCTTCCTCACGGACAATGGCTCTTTCGACTCTTTTCTGTCTGCGTTCCTCTCTTTTAGCTGCCCAAGAATTTTTCTTGGCATATCTCTGGAGAGTGGTTGTCGGCACTCCGTATTTCTTTGCCAACTCTCTGACCGAGGCATTGCTCGTCATATATTCTTTTTCAGCCTGTTCAAAGTCAATCTTCATATCTCTGTCTGCCATTTAGGTTGGCGAATCCCTTCTTTTCCAAAATACCACAGAAGGGATGTCGATTTCTAACCTACCCCCACGAAAAATTTCAAAACCGAACCAAAATTGTGTGCATTGTATAAACTCCGTCTGTTTAAAAGCCTTGTAAAATAGCCTGTTTCAGCCACTTGGTTTATTGAACCAAAAATGGATCATCTGACTCAAAGTGAGCCAAACGATCCATCTTTGTAGAATCACCATCGAATGAAGGACAATACGCTGATTTTAATACCGCTGCCGAATTTGGACTAATCGTTTCTGATTGCCTTTAATTTGCATCAGAACCTATCAATTTTGAATCGGTTTGGTTTATTGGTGTGTTTAATTAACCACATCGTTACATCCGTCAATTTGACTATATCTGTGCGTAATTTGATACGCTTGTTTGTGTGTTCAATGAACCGCTGCCGATTCATTTCTTTTCTACTCTGAACATATCCAAGACTTTTGTCTTGAAATCATCTGTGAGTTTTAATTCCCATCTGTGAACATATCCGCATTTTGTGCAATGCTCCATGTAGAAGAAGAATTCTTCTATAAGGTCTTCAGCTGCCGGACCTGTCCTGTTCATCTTTCCACAGTGAGGACACTTCCATTTGACAGGCGGCAATTTGTTTATGAGATGAGTTACATTATCATCTGTATCTGCTATAGTTGGCATTTCATTCTCCTTTCAAAAAGCTTAAGCTTGATATCGTCATCGGTAAACTTTACCTTCCACTCATGAACGTAATTGCATCCGGGACAAGCTTCACAACATCCCTTCAGCAATTCAAGGATCACAAACGAGTCTTCCGTAATCTCGTTCTCTTTCTTACATCTCGGACACGTCCACTTGATGTCAGGCAATTCATCCTGTAGTTCTGTTGTATCTATTGGGCTAAACGTCCTTATCATTACTCTGCAAACCTCAATGATCTCTTAAGCTTTTGAGCCGTGTTAATGATCTTTGCCTTCTCTTTGATCTTTTGATAGTCTCCGATGGTCTCCCTGGTTCCGATCCTTCTGGAGCAATTCGGACACCAATATGTTCTCCATCTTACGTTTCTCTCTTCTCTGGAATTGTCACAGATCATCTTTGTTTTACAATTTTCACAAACCATCCCTTTTTCTCCTTAAATGTTAAGAGCCTCTCTTAATTCTTCTACCTCTTCCTTTGCTTTCATGAGATCCTTGATCACAAGGTCTCTTGTTTCTCTTAATACCGCTACCTTCTCGCATGGGCTTAAATGCTTAAGTTCATTTCGGATGTGCTTCCTGATGCTCATACAAGCGAAAAACTTCTTCGTTGAATTCTGTCCTATTTCCATAATGTCACCCACCCATCTACTATGCATCCTTTTCGGTCTTTGTCTCCGGCTGCTTTCTCACGGATATGGATCTCATCCTTAAGTTGTTCTGTCAGGTGAGCAGCAATCAATCCTCTTAAGGTCTCATCATCCAAAGTGTTGCGTTCAATTTGAGTGAGATAGAATCCGGTCGATATCGTATGCTTTCTCCTTGCCATGTTGTGGAAGTCCTTAAGTATGTCAAAATACTTTTTCTTGTACATCTTCGCTTTTTGTCTCAAGTTCATCGTCTTCTCCTCTCTCCCGGAATATGCTCGGAATTATTACC